TTAGTAACTTTAGTGATTCTGTAATACTGGTTAGCTCTGTTAGTACCAGTATCGTTACCTGGAGCAGCGCCAACAAATGGGTTTGCGACCATACCGTAACGAGTCTTGAAGCCAATTTTTGGCTGGAAGGTGTTCTCACCAACCGCACGTACCATTGTCAACGGAACGTATGGGCAGTAGAAGATACCTGCGTCATATGGGTTTGCACCCTTATAACCTACGTTGATGTAATCAGTATTTGCATACGGATCAATGTAGACCTTCATTCCACCAGCAAGAGTACCGGCGAAAGTTGTGCCTGTGTCATCAACAGTTAGATTAGTGTTGCCAGCAAGAGCTGGTGTGTAGTCAAGCATTCCGCTAGCAGAAAGAGCAGCTGCTACGTCTGAAGAACACAGGATAAAGTTACCCTTACCTCTACGTGTTTCTTTAGCAATAACGTTTGCTTCTCTCATAAGCTGGACCAAGAGGCCCTTATACTTTTCAACAGACCATCTGCCGTCAGAGTCAGCATTTACATCGAAAGTACCAGCGGCTGTAATGTCAGACTGCTGTGAACCTGCTTTAGCTTTAGAGTTGATAGTTCTAACAACTTCTCTGTTGATTTCAGCAAGGATCTCAGCAGAAAGAATGTTAGCCAACTCAGACTCAGCATCCAAGCCATGAATGGCTTTAAGATCCTGAGCAAGTTCCATTGAGTACTCAGCTTTGAGTGCTCTGGACTTGGCTGTTACAGTAGCTTTTTCGATTGAGAAAGCCATTTCGTTGAACTGACCACCTGTACCCATGCCAGTGACAGAACCGTCGCCAAGAGCTTCAGCTGTTGCAGTGGCCGCAGCAGTACCTACACCAAATGCATCTTCAACGCCATCGCTGTTAGCGTCAGCAGAAGATTCACCAGAAGTACCTGGAGGGTTAATATCACCAACCAAGGATGATGAACCACCAGCTTGTGCTGGAGTACTAGCACCTGAGAAATCAGTGTCTGCTTCGTTGTACAGTGCTTCAGTACCACCTTGTGTACTGTAGCGTGACTTCATTGCGAAGATCAGTCCAGTAGGACCAGTCATCGGCTGAACACCTGCAATATCGTAGGCGATCAGGTTAGGCATTGCACGTCTAACGAGGCTGATCAGGATTGGATCCCAGTTACCAATGTTAGAACCAGTTGCGTTTGCAGGAGCAGCTTCGTTCAATTGAAACTGCTGATGGCCACGCTCTTCAGCGAGTGCCTTTTCAGTGTTTTCGAGAACAGTTGCAGTAACGGAACGCTTATAACGATCAGTCAGATCGCCGTCAACATCCAATACTGGGTTCCATTTCTCGAGAAGTTTATCAGTTGTAAACATGATTTTTTTCTCCCTATGGATTATTTTTTGTTAAGCGCTGCAAGATAGACACCCATTGAACCGGATACTTCAACATTGTTGTCGGCACCTTCTTCAATGACTTCTTCTTCCTGCGTCGTTACTTTAGCCTTAAAATAAGACTCTTTGATTTGAGCGACTTTCTCGGCGAAAGCTTCGGAGTCGTCCGCGTCGATGTCTTTTGCAAGACCAGCGAGCTTTTCAGCCTGTGCCTCGGAAAGACCGGTTGAAGCCTCAGTTACAATAGCAGCTCTCTGAAGTTTTTCAACTTCGGCTTTGAGTGCTACGTTATCAGCAACTGTGGTATTCACTTGCTCTTCAAGCTCATCTTTCTGGGTGGCGAGTTCGTCAACCAGGTCGATTTTGCTTTCCGGTACTTCAATATAGTGCTCTGAGAACACTGTGTGAAGTTGCTTCATGAATGACTCAGAGATCTCAGTGCGAAGACCACTTTCGATCGCGAGTTTGTTTTCTTCCATCCAGTTTTCTACGACGTAGTTTAGGTAGCCATCCACTTTCTCTACCAGTTCGGTATGAATGCGGTTGGTTTCTTCAGCAATTTCTTCAGCATAGCTCTCTTCCATTCTTTCGACATGCTCAGAGATTTTTGCTTTCAAAGCTGCTTCAAAGATCAACTCGGCTTTATCCTTAAAACCTTCTGACAATGTAGCTTCTGAATCTACCAGCGCTTTGAGATCATCTTCAAAGACTTTCTCGCCGTCAACTTCGGTACCTTCATGATAGCTATTGTTCATAGCTTTATAGGCATCTTCGAGTTCACCTTTCTTCATTTTTGACATTTTAGAATACATGGCATTGATCATACCAGCTTTCGTCTTAGGCGGAGTGGCTTGTGCTGGCTCACTCTTGTCGATAGCCGCTTTAGTATCTACAGCTGCTTTAGCTCCATCTACTTCTTTGGCTGCCGGCTTTGCCTTCGCTGCTGGTGCATGCGCTGCCTCTTCCAGACTGTCCTCGTTCTCAACTTCAACGTCATCAACGATTTCATCCTGGAGTGTATCTCCAATGTCGACTTGATTTTCGTCTGACATAATTGTTACTCCTTCAGAGTTAAAGTTTAGAGAGGAAATTCTTGAAAGCTTTGATTTGTTGATTGGGATCACCAATCTTCTTAGCTTCACTGATTTCTGTCTCGAATATTTCAATTTCTTGTTTCTTAAATACGCCATTCTCATAAATCCATTCTACATTTTCCATAATGCCATTTACAAAGGCTTCTGGAGCAGAAGGATCTTGGACGATGTCGACCGCGTTTAGCATGTAATCTTTATTGACAACATTAACACCGGCCTTATTAACAAGACTACCCATTCCACGACTTGAGACACCTACTTGAACCTCGCCTTCGAGCAGACCTTGTACGATCTTACCCATAGGTGTATCCAAAATAGTTGCCTTACCCACAACGTTATCACCATCCCATTTAAGTTCGGTGATCTTGTGAGATACTTTATCCAAATTGATAGTAGGTCCATCTGGGTGATTTAACTCACCAACGGCTCTACCTTTGGAAACCTGTTCTGTGACATACTTACTGCATGCCCTTTCTAAGATTTCACGGGGATACATGCGGCCATTTCTATTAGGCTTATTTGCCTGCATAAAAACGCCTTCAATGATATACTTTTTACCCTTACCATCTTCTTTGGCTTCGGTAATTACCTGTATATCTTCAACATGTTCTGTAATGAGTTTCATTTACTTTCCCGCTAATCTAATAAAATCTTTAATTCCTTTTTCAGCTTTTGATGCCGATACGTAATCATCTAGGTGATCACCATCAACATAAGCACTGAATATATTTCCTTTTTTAGCGACGATGGCCTCGTACTTATTATTCTTTCCGACCTTAAAAGACTTTACAGCCTTTTCTCCGCTAGCTAGTTTTGCTTTCCCCTCACTGAGGTTCTGTCTCATCTGATTGAACGTCTTCATCTTCATCTACTTCTTCATCATCCTCTTCGAGTTCATCATCTTCATCAGAGTCCTCATCCTCGTCTTCATCTTCTTCGAGGTCGTCCTCTTCAAAATCATCATCTTCTAGTTCGACTTGAGTTTCTTTTTCAAGCTCTTCCAACTCTTCTGGTGACAGGTGCATCTGGTTTCCCAATTCGACCTTTCTATCATCCAAAGCAGACTGGACTTTTTGGTTCATCAGTTCAGAAAAAGCTTTACCGGCATCAGCCATATCGCCATTTTGAATTTTACCAATCAGTTCTTGTGTGTCCATAATATACTCCTATTGCTGTAACTTATTTATAAAAAAAATGTTTTCTACAACTCTTCGTTATCATCTGGCTGAGCTTCTTGTTCAGCTTCAATTTGTGCGTCAATATCTTTAATATCATCTTCTGTTTGTCTAAGAATATTCTTACGAACCCATTCTTGTGAGAAGTACTTACCAACATATTCATCAATTTCTCTAATAGTACCAAGTCTTTCTCTTATAAGTTCAGACTCTTTCAGTTCTGAGAAGTGAGTATCTTGTTGATAGTCAATATTAATATCTTGCTTCATTTCACTCCATTCATCCTCGGTTACAATACCTTTTAGGACCAATTGAGTTTTAAGCAAGTCGATAAACAACATAGAGAATCGTTTACGAATCTTATTGATAAATTTCTGAAACTTAAGTTCGTCTCTTGTTATCTCAGAAGATCTACCCAGTGAGAACTGCGCTTCTTGTTCGAGTCTGTTGACTGGAACGTTGAGAGACTTATATAGTTTCTTTTGGAAGTAGACGATATCGTCGATCTGCCCGAGGTTTTCCCCTCCTGGTAATGTTGTAATCTCTGTGCCTCGACCACCTTCTCTACGCGGTAGCCAGAAGTCTTCCAACATCGACATGTGTTTACGATCATCTTTCATTTCTCCCGTTGAAGCATTGTATACCAATTTGTTACGATACTTCGTCATAATATTTCTTAGATATTCTTCAGCCTTACCCTTTGGCAAGTTACCAACATCAATATAGAAGATTCTACGTTCTGGAGCTCTTGCCAATCGGTAGATAACCAGTGAATCTTCCAACATTCTAAGTTGGTTTACTGTTTTCATTGCCTTGTCAAGATAAGACAATACTCTTTTTCTACTTGGATCCAATACACCAGATGTTACGTAACAAATAGCATCTTTTGAGATCTTAAGACCTTGTGATGATTTTGACATGGTGTTATTCTGAAACAAATAATATTCCTTCACTCCTTTAATCATCTTTGTACCAGTGATCGGATCTCTTTCTTCTTTTACCTCACGAATCTTACGTATCTTAGTTGGATCAATATTCCTTAGTTCAATGATACCCGCCTTCGGGTCTTTCTCATCGATAATTTTGTGGAAGTAAAGCCTTCCATCAATATACCATCGGCGAAAAATGTCATGGCCTTGCCAATTCATATTCAGCAACTTAACGATATATTCGAATTCTTCTGAAATTAGTTTTTTAATTTTATCGGATTGATCAAGATCATCCATATTAAGTTCAACCGGTGCTGAATTCTCATCAGCAACAATAGACTCATTCACAATGTCTTCAATAGCTGCATCACACTCAGGTTGCATTGCTAAGTTACGGTATTTAACGATTTGTTGTATTTCTGTTTTAGCTTTGTCACCTTCCATGTCAATATATTGACCAAAGTGACCGCCAGCATTTACAACATAACCTAGACCGTCATCAGAATCAGGTGCAACAAAAGAGAGACGCTTTGCATCTTCCTTTTCTTGATCTTTTCTTTTGATCTCAAATCCAAAAAGTTCTGCCATTATATTATCCCTATGCCAGTTTATCGGAGGCAGATAATTCCGCCTCCGATATATTTATAGCACTTACGTAGTTGTTCCACTCTCCCAATACTGAACTTGGAATTCAACCTGGAATTCTTCGATCTGGTTTTCAGCATCGAATGAAAGTTCAATTTGAGAAATGTTAGTTGGAAACAATCCACGAAGATCGTAACGTTTTACTGAATCTCCAGCTTTATTAAGCTGCTCAACAATCATATCAGCTTGGTAGTCAACTGGGTTGACAAGACCTGTATTTGCTGTATGCTCATTGATACCATTCATCCAGCGCTCCATTGCGTTTCTTACTGCAAAGTTAGTATCATTGATGACCGTAATAGTCCACGGTTCAAAGATTCTATCACCAGCAATTTGCAACTGTCTACCACGAAATGGAATTGTGATAGGTGCAATCACTGAAGCAGGAAGACCAGCTCCTTTACACATGAATGAGGTAAGTTCGACGTCACCACCCGCATAGCCGGGAAAGTTAATGGTTGCCTTAAACAGGTTAGCGCGTGCACCGCCACCAACAAGTTTGGACTTAAAATCATCTACTCCTAGAATAGCCATATCCTATCTCCTTACCCTGCGATCTCGTTGAAGTCAACACCAGTTCTAGTGGCGATGAAGTTCAACGTGATAAAGTTAATGGAACGCGCAGGTTTAATGTAGATGTCACAAACGAATCTGTTTGTGTCAATAACTTCTGCTGTATTGTTCGTCTCATCACAGACTACTTTAAAGTCTGTAATACCTCTACGACCTTTGACCTCTCTCAAGAACGGCTCAACAAGGTTACGGAACTGAGCCCGTGTAAACTCATCGTTGAACTCAAAGAGTTGGAACTTAGAAGCTGTGGCAATTGCCTTTTCCAAGACCATAAAAAGTCGTCTTACGTTGATTCGATCAAAAGCTGAAGGTCTTGCAAGAAGTGTCTTATCACCGAAAAGCACGGTGCCTTCGCCTGGGAACGAAACAATTGGATTTACTCTTGCCTTGTACAAGGTATCTCTTTCAGCTTTCTTCGGGTTAAATGCAACTCTTGTTACACCTCTAATTTGACCACGATTAAAGCCAGCTGGTGAGAACCATGCATCGGCAACAGCATCAGTGTTTGCCATAGTACCAGCAACATGACCAGATGATGGAATATCGATAAATGCATCATTATACTTATCGTATACTTTCAATGCTGTTGAATCGATTGTTCCATAAGAACTGGATGTTAGGTAATCGGCAAATGCCTTAACGAGATTTACTGAAGTAGCAGTAACACTACCACCGGATACGTCAGTAGCAGACTGACCACCAGGATTTGTAGTGAAAGCAACAGGAGGTGAAATGACTGCTAAACAATCTTTTCTTGCTCCTGCAATTGCAATCAAATCATTTGCTACTGCAACACAAGCCGAGCTTGCACTTGCCATGGCAGGATCCAATGGCGGGCAGATAAGCAGATTAACATCGATTGTTTCGCCATCTTCAACAAGATCAAATCCTGTTTGAATAGCTGCTGCAGTTAGTGTATCATCGTCTGTGCCTAGTGAAAGTGAATCTGTAACCAAAGCGCCAGGATCAGTGAATACGAAACTGTTTGCTGCAGTTGACAGGTTAGTACCTGCATCTGTAAGCGTACTATCGTGATCCATCCACCAAACATACTTTGATTTTGCGTTAACTACGTCTTTGTAGAAATTAGATTCACCGTTATCTAGTTTAGCATCAACAGCTTGTGATACGAATGCGAAAGTTTCTAGTACAGTACCAGCTGTGCCTGTCCACCGACCGTCTTCGTCAATAACTGTGATGTGCAATTCGTCTAGTGCACCCGTAACACCTTGTGACTCTGCATACGAACTTGTGCCTGGCGCACTATCAAAAAGTGCAGCATTCGTATATGAGTTGTAGTGTGCCGGACTACAAATTTCTACTTTAATTGAGTTACCCAGTGTACCTGGATACTTAGCAGCCCACGGCCCAACTGTGGCCTGGCCTACTGAAAAAGATGCGTCGTACTGAGTTCGTCCTTTGATAAGTACTGCAGTTGCAGAACCATCAGCAATGGCATTCTTAAGACCACTAGTTTCAGCTCTTACGACTCTAAGGTCGTTACCGTACTGGAGGAAACCAGCTGCAGTAAAATAAGAGGTGTTATTTGTGGTATTAGGAACTCCAAACAGCTCGGACAAGTTTTTCTCAGAAGTAACCTGTCGTACCTCTTCAACCGGACCCCATGAGAATGCACCCACGAAAGCACCAATAGAAGAAGAAACAGCAGGGACCACATTCGTGAGATCGATTTCACGTACGCGCACACCTGGAGAGACTTGGAAGCTCATGTGTATTTCCCCTTGTAAAACATTAAATGGTTATCATAATACGGTTTGTTTCAATCATAGTTATTTATAAAAAATCAATTCCTAATAAAGCTCTGTTTCGGTATCAATATGCCACCTTTCACCATTAATGACTTCTGACTCAGCTGATTGTCCGTCATCAAGTACACCAAATGGCACCAATTCATCTTCAATTTGTTTCATTTTTTCTTGATACATCATTTCTTTAATATTCATATCAGTCATATCGGTAAACATAGGACTTGATACAAACCATCCAAACAAAACAAAATTCATGACAAGGTCGTCATGATTACCATCACTGGCCTCATAACTATTACCCTTAGCTATAAATGTTGAAAATTCTACGATAGTGTCAGCATCTACAATATCAATTTGATCTCTTTCTACTAAATCTTTGATATTTGAACAGCCGATTCTTTTGACTTTGCGATTCATTTCTATACCAATGGCATTTTTCTTTACCACTGATTCTACAAAAACGTTTTCGTATTCTAGATCATAGTACAAACCATTACACACGACAGCTCCTTGGTCATTTGATTCAATAACCACATAAGCTTCATTGTAGGTTTTTGCATACTTATATATAATGTCGGGGAAGAGAATAGGCGAGATATTGTTATCGCGGTACACAGCCACCTGTTTAAACGGGCGAGTGCTAATATCGACTAAATTAAAAGTACTGTAGTCCTGTCCTCTTCCTTTCGCTACATCTACAAACATCATATAATCGTGTTTAGCCATTGGTCTATTATATACTTTTACTGATTCTTGTGTGTATATTGGTGATTTGGCTTTCATACCAAGTAACTTATTACCTGATATTAAAGTATTACCACTGCCATGAAAGTTGTTACCGAATTCTTGATCAAATTGAAGTTCTGAAGTATTTGATACAGTTTGTTTTTTCCATTCTTCATCTCTTCCTGGCACATCCCACCAATCAATTCTAAAAGGCTTAAACTCATTTGTACTTTGTACAGCACCTTCCCATAACTTATGGTAGATATTACCAAGTCCATTTGCAGTAGAAGTAATAATCACCTTTGTATCTTTACCAGCCGATACCACTGGATAAGTTGATGAATAAAACTCAGCAGCATTTTCAACAAAGGCAAACTCATCCAAGAAGAGCAGATTAACTGAAAGACCACGAATAGAACTACCACTAGTTGCAGCAGCCAAAATTCTTGAATTATTACTAAACTCAATTGACCCTTTGTTTACAGCTTTACAACCTGGTTGCAGAAAGAACGGAATGTTTTCCAACATAAGCGTAGCTCGAGCCAACATTTCACGAGCTGTTGCACCTTTGTTTGCCAATATAGCAATTGTTTTTTCGGGATGAAATATTGCATACCAAACAAGATATGCAACAGAAGATATTGACTTACCAGACTGACGACAAGCTAGGACAATAGAGAATCTATTTTTATCAAAGTGTTCGAACATATCTTCTTGATATGGATATAGGTCAAAGTCGACTAGACCATCATCAAGTGATATCACCTTGAGATATTTTCTTGCAAAATAAACTGGATCTTTCATGCATTTTGCATATTCACGGATATCATCAGCAGCCCATGATTGCTCTATGCCATCGCGCTTGATATTAGGATTACCTAAATACCCAAGCTCGTTATTCTTGATTCGTGTCTGATTCAATGATTGTCTCTTTTTCTTTCGCTTTTTGAATTAACATCTTTTGAAGGTCAGTTGCTGAACCTACATAGAGATTATTCTGTGTCATACTATTGGGAAGAGCTGCTTGGCTGTCTGTCTCAACTTCTTTCTTTTCCTTATGTAACTTCATCAGCTTATCAGCAACTTCAGCATTTTGCTTTATGGCAGTTGATAACACTTCAAACGCACGGGGATGTTCAGACTCTCTTGCCAAGTCCATCATTAAATCAATGGCCTCGTTACCTTTTTCAGCTAGATTATAATATTGAGATCTAGCAAACTCGTAATCATCTTTTATATCACTTTTACTCATTAGACATACACATTCGTTGAAGTCTGAATATCACTAATAGCACTAGAAGTAGCACCAGTTACTCTCTCACCTACCTCGAAGTAGGCTGTGGGATTCTCAACAAGTAGGATATTCCCACCGCTGTCCCAGCTCTTTACCGTAGCTGTTGAACCTGAATTCTGTCCAGTAACAGTCTCACCAACGGTATAGTTACCAACATTACTAGTCACTACGATTCTGAAGTTATCAGCAACCGCGGGGAAAGGATACGTAACAGCATAGGTAAACGTATCTGTAATGTTGGCAGTAGTAGGATTAGTAGTGACTTGTTGTCTTTCTAATAGACCCTCATTACCTTTATCAAAATCAAAGAAGTCACTAACAACCGTTCTAATCGTTTTTCTATCTTGTACCAAGCCATAAAAGTTAACTCTTGTTTCAAAGTCAAGCGTATAAATGATAGCTCGTCTTGTAATAAAATCACCTTCATAGTCATCATTCATAGTCACACCTTGAAGTACAATTGGAATGTCTGATTTGATACCAATTGCAGGTACCTCATTAACAGTCACTGTATAGTCTGGCTTGAATGTCGGTAATATTTGTTCAAGGATTTGCAAAGCTTCATCTTGATTCTTTGCCATAATATTTAATTGAATTCCTACACGATAAGGAGCTGGTGCTCTTACCGAGTTTCTAGTATTACTGGTTATTGAACCAACTCTTACCTCATTAGACTTATTTACAGTCTGATTAGTATCATAAGTTATTGAGGTTATTTCAAAAGACATACGTGGTAGTTTAATAGCAAGTTTTGAATCTCTTAGATCTGTCTGATTTTGAACACGTGCTAAAAACTTCTGCCTAGGTCCATAGGCCAAAGGTACTTTTATATCTTGTAGAATCTTACCACTGGCATCGGTTTTTCTAATATTGATATTATTAAACAATGTACCAAAGACAGCAATAGTTCTTCTAATAGATGAGTGGTAAAAATAACTTCCAAACATTATGTAATTTCTCCAAACGGATTAGACTCAGAGAAGTCAATAATAGTATCACCATCGGTCTCAAAGTCTTTGTTTTGTGCGAACACATCGCCTTTCATTGCCTGGTCATCTGCATCTTGTGAGAAGTACCATGTTGCACTAGTATCTAGGCCTGTAAGAATGTCGGCTGCAAGATTACTTATCTTAAATTTACGAGCTGTTCCATCAGTACCAATTTCATTAATTAGTGTAAGAGTACCAATACCACCAGCATCAACACTAAACTTGACAACTTCAGCAGTTACGTATATTGGAGCTCCCAGTGCATCAACCTCACCGGTATTTTGTCTAACAGTCTCACCTGGTGTAAAGTGACCTGAACCGTTATTCATGATGAACTCAAGCTGGTAAGAGAACTTTTCTTGCATTGCATCGACTTCACGAATACCAGTTTCAAGTTCTTCATTACTGTACTCGAATAACTCACATTCCAACTTGTACGTTGGCAGGTTACTTAACTGGTAGAACGGCTGCTCGTGTTCTACAAACCGAATCTCAAACAAAGAGTTAGACAGTGGAAGGAATATAAGATCACCTTCACTTGGTCTTGCATCATTGATTGAGTTATTATAGAATCCTACTAGATTCTCCCAGCGCTTTCTTGACACCACAAATGTAGCTTGGTCTCTAATTTCAACACCAAACTTGCCAAGAAGATCTCCCTCACCGGCAAATCCTTCAGATGTTTCAATATACATTTCAATAGTGTAAGCGTCTGTGAACTTGGAATAATCCTCATTCATAATTTCGTCACGACTAATCAGCTGCCTTGGAATGTAAATAACATCCTGGCCAAACATTTTTAGTGATTCGATGATGAGGTCTTCGTAAAGGTTTTGTTCGGTCTTTACCTTAGGAGAGAAGTATACATTAGTTGCCATTGATTACCCCATATACATATCTGGTGGCAGTTCATGCTTTAGCTGGATTTCTTCTTCCATCTTCTCAATTTCTTGGTTTGCTTCCTCCAAAATTTGTCGACCGTTGATTATTACTCCACCAGGCAGTTGCATTCCTTCAAACTTAGAAAGGTTTGCACCCCATTGCCTTTTGATAAGAGCAGTTGTATATCTTTTAAGAAACATATCATTGAACACTTGACTGTTGGCAGTTGGATCAACTACTCTGTAGCACTCAATAATAATATAACTATTTAGCTGAAAGTCAGTATCCCAGTCACCATCAAGGTAAAGTCTATCCTGATGACGCACATACCTAATTTGTTCGGCACCATTCAGTTTCATATCAAGCAGGGCAAGATACTGCATGGTTTGCTCGTAATGAGCAAGTGAACCGACAAATCCTAGGTCATAGATGTCATTGAGACGTAGCTGATACTTTGCACTAAACATATTGTTTGAAGTGGTATCATCTAATGGAAAGATTCTAGACACAGATGTGATATCATCAGTCAGTGTGATATACTCATTAGTTCTATCTGTGGCTGTAATTTGATGCTTCAGATATTCTCTGTAGACAGCATCAGAATGATAGGTTTGCCAAAACTGAATAGCCTCGTCAACACGGTCTTCCAGTTGATCTTCATCCACGTTAATCTCAATAACTGGATCACCGAGGTGGCGAAGACAATGATCTATCAATTCTTGTCTTGTAGTTGGCACTGACATAATAGTATCCCAAAATTAATTAATTCATTTAATACTATTTATATGTTTTTAGAATTTAGCCTAAGAATTTGATATTTAAGCTATTATGCACGTTGCCTCCGCCATAGATATCACCATTAGCTAAATATGTTAAGTGAACGTCAAGCAAATCATTTTGCGCACAATTTACAATTAAAGAAGCTGCTATATTTACTTCACCGGTGTTAACATATGTCCAAACAATAGATTTACTGCTGTTAGGACTAGCGTGCCCTTGGTTAATGCCATTTTTTCTTACGTTTGTTCTATGGCCAGAAGTACAGTTGCGAAGCAGATAATTAAAAGATACTTCATAATAGCCAGCTCTTGGACACGTAAATCTTCCGGTAGATGTACTATACGAAGATGTCGTATCAATTTGTTTTTCATTCCATACAATAATACCAGTTGTTGCCATTGTTAGATTCATTGCAGCTTGAACTAAAATAGGAGTTGTAACTGATAATGGAGCTACGGTTGTTAGTTTACCGTCATTAGCTATAGTTGCAGCATTATTACCGGTAAGTGAAGTGATTGCTCCTACTTTTAATGTACTCATCCGGCAATCTCCTGAATAATCATGCGTGAAATTGTTCTATCATCATATTCTGTCTGTGCCCTATCTGGAACAGATCTATTAATGTGTTGTATATAACCCGTAACCCTGCCCGCCCCTTGAAGCTTATATGTAATAGAACCTGTAGTTGCAGGCGAATCTAAAAAAGTAATATTGTGGTTATGAACTATTCCGTGCGAGTTTGATTGTGTCTGATCTGTTGCATGAGTTGATGTTCCTCTATATCTACTATCTCCAGCACCATCAGCATTTGCTCCCAATAAAGTACCATTTCTTAAAAGATTTATATATGTTTTGTAATAGTCACCTGAAGCTACAACATGATAATGAATTAAGAATTTACTTGACGCGCTAACTGGTGTAAGAGTAATTGAAAGACCAGTTATATCGACAAAAGTAAACCCAGTCATAGACTGAACATCAGTTTTAGTAGCTTCATAAATGTTAATAGTATTACCATGAGCTAAAAGATTTTTGCCTGGCGCAACAACGATATCTGATCCAGTTTGAGTTGTAATTGCATTGACTGCTAAAGTACTCATTGTGCAATCTCCGTAGCCATAAATCTTGTAAATGAAATTTGATTGTAGTTACCTGCACTTGCGTGTTTATTGATATACACATTTCCACCACTCCAAGCTGCAACATGTGGGTCAAATCTTAAAACAGTTCCAGCTGGTACATTTGGCTGATAGATTACTTTAAAAGATTCAATATGGTTTTGAGCATAAGATTCCATGTGATTAGCAATAAGCCCATCAGGTAAAGCGTTACCAGTAGCTCCCGGAGCAGTTAATTCAGATAGCCATTGAGCGGTTCCACCGTCACTTCCATTTGTAAAAACCTTCATATCAAAGTAACCGTGAGAAGAATTAGTATTAGCCAGACCGATTCGTCCATCTACAACAATCCAAGAATTAGCTAGCTTGGTAGTGACGGTAAGATTATATGTTGATCCTAAGTGGACATAGTTTGCTTTGTTATTACCATATGCTGATGTGTTAACTACTAGATTTGAACTTCCAACCTTATCACTTTGAGTAATTTGAACTTGCATGCCTGGCGCATAAATTGAAGCTGAATCTGCGCCTACAATTTTATGACCAGTCGGAATAGTTACATCTCCAGAAGTAGTAAGATTTCCAGAAGAATCAATAGTTACTGCACTGGCACCAGTTGCGTTGGTAATTGTATCAACTGCTAATGTACTCATACTATCGCAAGCCTCCCACCATTGGCAATTGTAAGTGTAATACCACTTGCTACCGTTAATGGGCCAGACGCTAGTGCGTTATCCGTAGCCGCAATTGTAACATCAGTATTTAATTCTTGTTCGTGTACTCGAAATATATCGCCTTTACCAGCTGTTGCTCCAACTGCTCCGTTTTCACCTTGGAAGTATGCCCCACCAAGTGTAACACCAGAGTTAATCTTAGCTGCGGTGATTGCACCATCAGGAATCTTGGCAGTTGTTATTGCTCCATCTGCAATATCTTGAGTAGCAACAGTTCCATCAAGGATATCAGCCGAAGTGACCGTAGTATCAGAGTTTAGAAGATTTGCTAAGTTTCTTGCGTTTGACATATTTCTATCCTATTAAAAATCCACAAAACCATACACCATTTGTTTGGTCACTATATATAGATCCACCTGTCACATATATATCTACATAGTCTGAAGCATTAAGATATACAACAACTTGTGCAGAGGCATTTGGATAGCCTCCACTATGAAAGTTTCTACTTTCTAGTCTATAAGAACCACTTCCCCAAGTTGAACTCGCATTATATCTTATAAAACTTCTATAAACCGCGCTAGAACTTTCACCGATATTATGCCACATGAAACAATAGCTACCAGCTACAGGCGCAGTAAATCTTCCATTACTGATGTTTGCATGGCCTCCAACATTTGTTAGAGCTTCATCATATGTCCAAACAGTGTTGTTTGCAATAGCAGTTGCACCACCACTATATTTTTTCATTAAGAAAGATGGTTGGTATGGCTTAGTGACAATACCTGTACCACTATCTACTCTAAAATAAGTTCCAGATCCAGCGCTATTTGTTACCTGCAATAACGGATATCCGTTAGAAGCTGATGGCGCATCATAGACTTGCACGCCATAAGGTGTAGCAGATGTTGTGTTTTGAAAACGTGCAACCCAGTCATTACCTGCAGCAAGCGTCGCATCAATAGGTGCTTGTGGCGTAGCAGTTCCAAACCCAACATGATTATTTGTAGAGTCAACATGAAAAACATTCGTATCAACTGTGAGATTATCGGTAGTTACTGATGTGTTTGTAATACTTGTTGCCATATTTCTATCCTACTAAATGACCGCCGACTGTAACATATCCACCCAAGTAACCATTTGCATATGTTGCATTAGAAGCAACTTCTAGATAATCACCAGCAGCTAAATTCCAAACTTGTGTTTTACTAGTAGTATCATTTCCACCATTAGCGTCATAAGATTGTACCCAGTTTCCACCACCTAAGCTACCGTTTTTTAAGAAAGCCCAAAGATGATAACTGCCAACAGCTGAGTGATGAGCTGTTGCGTAAATCATATATCTACCAGCTACTGGTGCAGTGAAACGTCCAATTGAGTTATTCCAATGACTTCCAATATTGTGATCAACAGTAGCAAATCCCTGCCATATATAAGTAGAAGCTTGATAATTCCAACTACCATAAGCCATGAAGCTTGGCTGACTAGGCATAGTTACATAACCATCTTTATTAATCCTCATACGTTCGGCATGACTTACACCGCCGTTATGAGTTTCAAAAAAGATTTCATCATCCCCAGCAGCAGGCCTATTAAATCCAATTGCTGCACCCCCGGTTGTGCCTAATGCATAAGCTCCAGTAGTATTAAGATATTCTATTCTTACTGTATTAGTTGTTTGAAACCGAAAGTTTCCGGTAGTATTTAAAGACTCAGAGCCAGTTGTAGTACCAACACCTAAATTGCCATTGAGTGACAATGACCCGTCTGAATGCACAGACAGATTATTGCTCGATGAACTCGAGTGTTTAATATGTTCGAGTTCGAGTGTACTCATTATTCAGGCAGATTAGCTTCAGCTGCAGCATTGCGAGCTGCGGCCGTCATGACAACTTCCAGATCAAAAGCTTGAGTGATCTGAGCGTCAATACCAGTCGCAATAGCAACATCATTAGCATTACAGTGAGCTACCAAAGCCGCAATGATCTCGTCTTGAGCAATACGTGCACGGTTATGAAGTGCATTATCGGCCCAGTCTTGAACATCAGCTGCGGCATACTCCATACACTTATTTTGTGTATCGGTAAGAGCTACAGTAATATTTGGCATTTTATTTCTCCTAGTTAAAGTTAATTACAAAGTTATTTATATTGACTATGATATTAGTCTAATTCCATATCCGCTATAGGTGGGGCTCCCGTAGAACGCTGCAACGGTTCCACCTTCTGTACAACCAAAGGATACCCAATCATTAACAGCAAGGTAAGCAACTGTTGTAAACGAGTATGCTCGTTCAGCTTCATGATAATTGCTAACAATTCTATTATTACTAGCCGTTCCATTTTTCCAAGCTCCAATAGCAGAACCGGCCGATATCACATCATTTCTGCGAATATCCCATCCATACACTAGATAATACCCTGTAACTGGTGCAGTAAATCTATCTGTAGAATAATCAAAATGATTACCTATATTATATGAATTTACTGTGCCTGCTACCATATTATGAACTGTACCACTGGTATAAGTACTAGCATAATTGTCTTGGTGTGTACCATGCCAACCAGGCTGGTTTGGAAACGTTACACCCGCTCCATCAAAGCTAGCAACATGTCTATTACCATTATCTGAAGCACTTTGACTGTTTTGCCAGACAAACATATCAATTCTATTATTTCTAATTTGCGCGCTATCATGCCGAGTTGCTATATTGTGTCTATAACTTGCGCTACCATTAAATCCAAAGTCAATTTGCGTACCACCACCTCCAGCAGTATTAGTATCTCCACAACTTAATTTTAATCCAGTATTTGTTTGCGCTCCTGAAACTGTAAGTGGCCCAGTTAAACTAGCTGCAGTGTTATTAACAACCAAGTTACTTAAGTCAATACTATTTGTTCCAGCCACTGCCGGAACTGTAAGATCATAATGGCCTGATGAAGAACCTGAAAGACGAATAGAACTCATACCACAACCCACCTTGAGTTTGTACCGAGTGTAATCGTCACATTTGATCCTAGAGTAACAGGTCCAGCTGAAACGGCTGACCTATTAGCAGGAATTGAATAGCTTGTTGCAAGTGTTTGAGCGTTTTCCCAAAACACATCTTCCTTAGCTCCGGTATCTGCCCAGTCGGCAGTAGTGCCATCAGTTGTAAGAAACTGTCCGGCATGACCTGTTTGATCTGGAACTGCAGCTCCTGGCGCTAACTTAGCAGCAGTAACCGCGCCATCCTGAATTTCAGATACAGTAACAGAGTTTGCGGCAAGATCAGCAGCCACAATAACATCTACACCAATCTTGGCTGAGTTTACTGCGTTATCTGCGATTACTGCTGTTTGTATCTGACGAAATGGCATCTATTACTCCGGCATCGGATTGTTTGTTTTGATATTATTNATAAAAGTATAAAACTCACCTGTTTTAGCTGGCTCACCAAAGTGGCCNGCATGAATATCATTCCAAAGTTTTTCTAANTGTNTATGATAACCATAANCNGNTTCACCTCCCATATAAGCAAGATGACGTGTATTCTTTACAGCTTGTGCTGCAATCCCAGCTTGAACTTCAGCCCATGTTGGTGCAGTTACACCTTCTGGCCAAGTCAAAGCATTATATTCTGCCTCGGTTGAAGGAGGATCACCTTCATAGGAGTTTGGTTCTTTACCGATTGAAGTTAAATATTCATCAAATTTTGCCATTATTTACTCCTATACGTAAAATTCTGTTATAACACAATATGAAACCTGTTGGCCACCTCTTCCGTCATCATTAGCATTTGGATTCCAAATATTAAATGGGCGAAGTGCAGAACCATCTGTGCTCTTCCATCCTAGATCACACATAAAATTACCAGCACCATTACCTAGTTCAGCAGGTGTCCAGATTCTATCAAACTCTGCGTGAACATCATTATTAGAATAGTAACCACCATGATAATACCTACAGCCTTCGTATGTTTCTATAGTGCCGCCACCAGGATTAGTCATTTTCATTTTCATGAAAAAACCAGGATATGAGTGTTTTTGAGCTCCAGGTAGATAAGCATAAACTCTTAAATGAGTATCAGCTTTTTGTTTTACAAAGTAGTTACTAGAATTAAATGGTGTCCATGCCCAGTAAGTAGTTGTAGTAGTAGGCATTGAAGTTCGAACAGAATAAGTCACTTTATCGACTTGAATTGTCTTACCGGCTACTCCAAACTCAAATCCATTTGCCGCACTGTTAATCTTAATTGCTTGCCCAGCAGTACCTGATCCATGAGCAAGTTTTGCAATATTAATCGTATTGTTTCCAAGGTTATTCAAATCTTCTCTTAAAAGAGGAAACCCACCAGCCTGATAATTGTTATGAACGGTAAGGGTTTCTTTATCGGTATCTACGAAAAGTTCGCCTTCTGCTCCAGTAACAGATGAGAGTGCGGCTGTTGTCCCTCTCCGTACTTGTACTACTTTTGCCATTTATTAACTCCCAATGAATTCGATTAGCAATGTATCTTTATCTGTATTTGTTACAGAACTTGTTGAAGCTGTTTTTAGCCTAAATTCAAATGTATCATCAAACGAAGCTGATTCAATCCAAGATACTGTTGCATGATAACCCGTTTCTAAATCATAGTCAGAATAACTTAAGTGAGAACCATTTTTCCATACTTGTAATGTGCATGCTGCAGATGGTTTAATTTTAATCTCAAACTTAAAATAGCTATTCGTTACATCTTTATTTATAGTAAATATTTTATTAGAATCAGAAAGAGTGATATTACTTACACCAACTTCAATAGCATTATCAAATGAAAGCCTAGCTGTTGTTGCACCAGTTATGTTGCATCCAGTCATAGTTTCTGCGTTTGATCTAAAGAAATTATATTTCGTATTTACTAAGTTGGTTCCAAGGTTAGACATATCAGCTCGTAACATTGGAATACCACCACCGGTAGATCCGTCATGTGCTACAAGAGCTTTATCTGAATTTTGTGATATATCTCCGGCTGCTCCAAAAGCAGTTACTATTGCTGGTCCCCAGTCTTCAGAACCAGTTGCTGTGTTCCAATCATATGTTCCTGAGTCTGTATTCCAATCTTCGGCTGGATCAAACGTTCCAGTTGGATGAGCAATAATATTACCATTTGCATTTGATCCACCAATACCAGCCCAACCTTGACCAGTATAATATTCAACTGAAGTACCTGTAGTCTCATCAGCGCCAGCAAGATTAGATGTATTCACTCGAATGTAACCAAGAGTTTCTGTTGGAGGATTAGTTACTGGAATAACATTTGCCATACCAGTTTGACCATGTTGAATTACAACTTGGTTGTATGGATAATTGTCTGGAATCGTAAATACAATAGTTGAAGGTGAACCCACTGCCGACGCCATTGAACCTTGAGTACCCGATGTAATACCTTCAGCCGAAGTAAGAGCACTAAAGTTAGCAGCTTGGCCTGCTGAAGTTTTTTCGGTATGCCTTAAATATAGACCATGACCTACTGCAAAATTACGAAACGTATATGTTGAACCTTTATAAAAAGTTAACGTTGATGTATCGGTAGTATTTGTAGCAGCGGTAGTTCTATTATAGTTTGCGGCCCATGTCCAAAGCCATGGCTCATTCTGAAGAAATCCAGGATCACCAGACTGAACATTTGCAGTAACACTTAAGTCAAAAGTTACAACTTCTCTGCCACCAGCAACAACTGTTGGCCTTTCTCCTGTAGTACCAACAGGAAGTTTCAGACCACCAGCATCAAGCTGATTACTATCACTATACCAATCACAGTGATGAAGTGCAACTACGTTATTTCCTATTCCCGATGCTTGGATTTTATCGAGTGCCATCGCCTTCTCCTATTAGGAAGGTTCGGTCGGCCAAGTAACATTACCAAGTGTGGTTCCATCCCAAGTTGGGCTTGCACCGTCTGGAAGATCGCGAAGAGCTTGACGATATGTAGTCCATGCTGATGTCATAGTAACATCACTATTTCCCATCCAATCAGACTCTGCTAATTTAGCATTGCGTTGACGACGTAGCTCTTTCATTGGAGCGGCGTTATCAATTTCGGTCATCTTAGCGTCAATTTGACTCCAAGTTACACCAAAGTCAGCTGGATCATTTGATTCAATAGCTGAACCATTTGAGTCTGCGCCTGTGACTTTTCCAAACATTGTGTTAAACTCGGCTTCGGTGGTTGGTTCACCACGAAGTACCCATTCAACAATTCCTAATTCGTTGAGTGCTTCTGCAACACTTGCCATAATTATATTCTCCTAGGTTAGTATTTAAATTACTCTGTTATTTATAATAGTTTATGCTTTGATTTCGTACCAAGTCAAAAATGTGGCACAATCACTATCTCCACTTGGATAGTTATAATATCTTGAGCCACTACCAGAACTGTAATATTCTAAATTATAAGTTCTCGTTCCGCCGCCAGTCTGATAATCAAGAAGTGTAATATCTGATCTTACTCCACGCCACCCACCATCACCATTTGTATTTCTACCATATTGACCGAGATTAGTAGAATCAGAAGTCATAATTCTCCAATAAACAGTATTGGCTGCTTCGAGTAAATCATTAATTGATAGCGTCAAATAAACTGTATTTCCTGCCGTTATTCCAGGAACAGTGAAGCTTTGGCATGTGACCCAATTCTGGGTAGTAGTCTGATTGTAGGTGGTTAGCTTAGCTGAACCCATACGAATTACATTTCCAGTAGCTACCTCTGCAACACCGGAAAGTTGACTCGATGGTAAAGTGCCTGATAAACTTCGATTATTAATTTTAGTTAATGGCATGTCTTTATCCTGAAATTCTATGAGCGTACATGTAACAATTAGGGCCTAAGTCAATGCCGCCAATTGTGTTAGTAATCGAGCCAATGTTTTGATAAACAACTGCGTTTATAGTATCTCCATCAGCGATTGAGGCGAGAGTAGCTACATTTGCATATTCGTAATATTCATTTTGCATATACTCTCCTAGTATATTTCCTCCATTTTTTTGAATCCTTGCGTGCCAGTTTCCATCGGTACCACTGTTTATTCTAACTCTAAAATTAATAGAGTATATGCCACCAGAGCCTGATCCACATGTTAAAATTGCAGAAGACATAGTCCAACCATGCATAAAATCAGTTGTATCAAAAAAAACTGTAGCCGCTGTTGCCTGTGCAATGGTTTGAGGATTAACTCGTGACACATGAAAGCATGGTACTTTTCCATTAGGAATTAGTGGTCTACCATTTGCGTCAATATTGATAGCTTCTGCGCCGGTATTATTTTGAATTTGATCTACTTTTAAGATACCGGTCATTGTGCAACCTCCTGCAAAACAATTGTTGACTTATCATTGTCAAGATGAGCATACCAGTTATTGCTTCCCGATTGTCTACCGACTTGAACATTATACGAAATTTGATTTGTAGTTGCTGGACTGTCTAATGTGTGACAAACATAATAATCACCATCACCTACAGTTCCTTCATTATCAGAAAGACCATATCGTGCAATTGCATGAATATTTGTAGTATCTCTGCGCGTTCGAACAATAGCATTGCATCCTTGCTGTGTAAACAATCTCATTGTTACATTAACTAAAATTTTACTTGTTGCAAATTTAGGCGTAATATTTGCCGCCATACCGACATCAAAGTACGTTCCAGTGTTCGATCCACCAAAAACTTGAGTAGTTGTTTCATAATATACTGTTTGAATAACCATACCAGGAGCATATACAGATCCACTGTCTGTTCCTACAATCTTTTGTCCAGTCGGTAAAGTAATTTGAGACGCGTTGTTTGCACGAATGTTATCAGTATAAAGCGTACTCATTGTGCGATCTCCAAAAGAGTTATTGTACTTGTTGCTGTACCGTGCTGAGCGTCCACTTTATTAGAGCTATCGCTTGCATAAGTATTTCTAAATTGTGTCTTATATGTAATTGCACTCCCAACAGCCGGCGAATCTAAATATTGCAATGCAACTGTAGCCCCTGCGTTATAACCCCCACCACCAAAATAAATTACATTCAAAAAATCTTTTACTGCAGTCGTATTTCTCATAAGTCTTATATCTGGCTCATTATGAAGAGAAGAAATATTAGCCCATATTGATTGACCAATAAGTACAAGAACTTTACTTGTTGTCAACTTAGGAGTAATTATTGCAGATAATCCAGTATCGACAAAATTATTTGTAGTGTTAGCTACTTGAGTTTCTTGAAACCCGTATACAACTTGAATCACATGTCCTGGCGCAGACAAAGTTTGGCCAGATGGTACAACAATCTGGTTTGCACTAGCACCAGTTGGTACACCTCGAATCGTGGTTACTTGTAATTCACTTGCCATTTATATCACCGTTAATGTTCCGTCAATAGTCACCGTTGCATCTAAGCGAACCGGACCAGCAACGAATGCGTTCTTTGTACTTGCAATCGTGACATTTTGGTCAATGACTGCATCGTTAACTCGAATAGGAGTATCATCAGCTACGAGGCTTGATCCTAACTTATTAGTATTTATAGACGCATCAGAAACTGTTGTGGTATTACCTACTTCACCCATAGCTGTAATAAAGTCAACTACGTCAGCAGATACTAATGCATCTCCAAAGGTAATGGTTGAACCATTTACAGTATAACCAACTCCAGGCTCTTGCATAACACCATTGACTGAAACCAGTAAGGATTCAGCATTTGAAGGTTCAAACGCAGCAGAGTTATAGGTTAAACTATAAGCACTTGACCCATCGGTAGTAATACTATCCAGTTTCTTAAACTCGCCTGTCTTCGGGCTTTTTCCAATAAACGGCATAAATTATTCTCCTAATCCTGCTAAATAAGTTTTAGCAGCAGTTACTGAAGAATTAAATAGTGTCAAATCTTCTGAACTTTCGGTAATAACTGAAAGCCCGAGTTGATATTCAATCCCTTTGATTACTTCATTTATTCTTACTTGATCAGTACTTTCGTCTGCAATCAATTGATCTAAATAAGAACAACCATTTGTTAAATCTGTAATATATGTTGTAAGCGTAGGTGTTGGCATATTAGTATCCATTCTCATTATGCATACCAGTCATTGCACCAGCATACCAAAATATTTGATCAGCATAAAGTGTTTGTGAAGCATTAGTTTGAGGAGCATCACCATTACCATTTGATGGTCTCATTTCAAGAGTCATTCCATTGCCACCTCTGCCAGTTACATCTAAAACACGAGCTGGTTGATTAGTATTTTGATGAACAGATCCTCTAAATCTAAATCCACCATCATCTTCAGCGTCTTGAGATGACCCCGCTCCATACCAATGATTAGAACTAGGTCCAGAAATTGGTTGAACTACTGTATTAGCAGTTACATCAAAAACTCTCCATGTCCAATAATACGTACCAGAACTAATATACCCAAAAAAAGTTACTGACATCATATTTGCCCAGTAAGTTGCTAGGTATGAATTACTTGGTAAAGTTACTGTGCTAGACACAGTACGCCATCCTGTTCCAGACGCTGATGCAACTGAGTTATCCCAAGAATATAACATTGAACCCAAAGACAATATTTTTGGATGAGTAATAGCATCATTGGCAATCTTTGCAGTGGTTACAGCATCATCCGCAATTTGAGAATTTGCAACTGTACCACTAACATTTGACATATTAATTACTGATCTTGTCATTGTGTAATCTCCATTATGAATAATGAACTATCGCCGAAAACGGCTGTACCAGTTCCACCAGCGCTTTCCATGTAAATATAGGGTCTAAGTCTAATTGTTTGAGCACTTGTAGATGCAGGACTAAATATTCCTGTAACCGTTTCGGCAGGAAAGTAGCTACCACCAGTTAAAAAACTACTATGAGGATACCAAGGATAATCAGAGTTATCTATGCTATCAGTTCCATCATTTCGAGTTATTATTGACCCATGAGCCATTGTTGCGGTTGCAGCCATTGATGTCCAACCTGTCATACCAACACAATATAAAATATTGCTAGTAGACGTAGGTGTAATTACAATAGATTTAGCCTCTACATAAGTACGTCCTCCTCTATTAGCACCATATAAAGTAGCCCCAGTTGCGGCACTACCATTAAAACTGGTATTGGTCCATCCTGCTGCTGAAATTGAGTGTTTAAACTGAACTACTGAACCTGTTGGCATATTAGCTGCTGCTACATTACCAGTAAGTTTACTTGCTGCCATAGCTGCAATATTAGAATCTGGTACTGATAATCCAGTATGAAGATGTGCAGTAGTTACAGTATTATTTGCTATTTGAGTAGTACCAACCGAATTTGCTGGTGGATTAATTGATCCAACTGACTGACCTTGATAAATCAAGTAACATGAGTCAGATGATGTGACAGCTGCTGTAAAGGTAATAGTATTTCCAGATGCAGAATATGAAGTGTCTGGTTCTTGACGAACGTTATTAATAAACACTTCCATATCATAAGCATTTGTTACACTTCGATTTAAAGTGTATGCAGTACTTCCATCACCAGTAATTGTTTGCTTAGCAAGTGATTGATACTGTTCAGCTGGTGTACTACCTAGAAATGGCATTAAGTAAGCTCCAAAATTCCTACGGTTACGTCTAACGCAGTAGCTGCTCCAGCTCTTGCCGCTAAGACATCACCCGCTTCTAAAATATATTTTTGCCCGGCTAATACTTCAAGTGTTGTATTACCAGGAATCCCTACGTCCGATAGAAGTTCGGCTGTTGTACTTGCCGATGTATCAGTAAACTTAATTTTTGCGGTGACTTCACTACCTGTTTTATTTGCAATTGCCACACCAAGTATAATTGATGTTGTACCTGATGGTGCAGTGTAAATAGTTGAATCACCAGAATTATTAACACTGACTACTGATGCGTTTTTAAATACCTCTGCCATAATTTCCTATCCTAATGCAATTGATAACGCTATTGCCGTGCCTTTACGAGCTAGCGTATTATTAAAAGCTGTTTCTAATTTAGCAGCTGTAATTTGGCCATCTCCTACAGTTGCTTCATCTCCAAGACCGGAAAGAGCAACTCCAAAGAAAGCTGTACCAGCTGCTGGAGCTGTTGTAAAGGTTATTTGAGAACCACCACCAGTTACATTGTAAGCTGTATTTGGCTCTTGCATAACACCATTTATTGAGATAAGGAGTTGAGTGGCAGATCCTACATTGAATGCAATATTACCTGCAGTTAAATTAAACGCAGTCGTACTACCATCAAATGTTGGTGCATCAATTTTTCTAAACTCACCTTTGGTGGGTTGATTACCAATATAGTTTGCCATCGAGTTCCCTATCCGTCGATACTATTATTTATACGTCTTCCCAGTGCGCCCATCCACACCGAGTACAATTTTCAGTTGAAGATTTTACAGTTGTTGTTTCATCTTCGTTATCAATTGTTGTTTCTGTAACCTCTACATCCTGAATGTTACCACAATTTGTACATCTATAATCTGCCATCTTAATCTCCCGTTGGAAGTCTTAAACCATAGATTGACCACCAAGATCCTTGCGCAAACTGAATATTAGTTGAAGTTAACTTATTCCAAGTAAATTCAAATCCACCAAATGAACCGGCACTTGATCCAGTAGATCTAGCTTGAATTGATTGATTATTTCTATAGGTACCATAGTTACCCATGTAGATACTAGCACTCTGTTTGTATGTGTGAGAAGTAAACTGAAGATAAGTTCTATATCCAGCAGTTGTTTGTGCTTGGTCAATGTTATATAAATTTGCTCCATCAATTGTGCCAGTTAATTCCGGACCAAATCCACGAATGTGCATATCACCTTGAACACCTCCTCTAAAGACATTATTTGCAGAGTCTCTTGACCAGACTGCATTCAAAATCTTTACGGTAGTTGCTGCGTTTCTAGAGGCGCCTACTTGGTTACCTGTAGTCCAGTCTTGATATAAGTTACTTCCATACCACACACTATTGTTTTGCGAAGCTTGCGTGTAGGTCAAAAAGTCAAACAAAAGATTAGTATCGCCCACACTACCAGTCTGAGTAAAGTGCCAGTATATCATATAATTTGTGTAAAGGTGTCTAACACTTGTTACATTAATTCTAGTAGTATAATGTCCTCGACTATTTGATTGTTGAAAATTAGAGTCACCATCAGACTTACAAACTTTAGTTTCAATGTGTTCCCATCCAGAAAGACCTACACCTTGTGATGTAACATTCATCATAGAAGCATTTAATGTCCCATTGCCAATTCTAGCAGCTGGTATAGTTCCACTAGTTAAATTTGATGCATTTATTTTTGGTGTGATAAGTGCCATTACTGCGCAATCTCCATAGCAATCATTCCTCCTCCGGTAGGATTATTAACGGTGTAAAGATTTGAATCTGTAGCGCCAGAAGAAGCGATTCCTTGTAAGGTATAAGTAACTTGACTAGTTGTTGCTGGATTATCCAGCTTAAAACCTACTGCATTTATCCTACCAGTATTTGATTGTCCTTCACCGGTTATTACGAGTGTTGAACCATTTCTTTGTACACGAGTTCCCCAATGTCCAGTGGTTGTATTTAAAGTCTGAAAATAATGAACATGAATTAAAGAATTATTAAATTTTGGAGTTATATTTAATGTTATTAAAGTGGTATAAGAAGATGTAGAAGCACCAAAATAGATAATTCCAGATCCTTCGGCTTCTACAACTTGAACTACATGTCCTGGAATCTGCACACCAGAGCCAACGTTGAGTTCCTGTACTTTATTAACATACATTGTACTCATTGTGCGATCTCCATAAGTGTCATTGTAGAAGCAGCACCTATTGCTCCACTATCACTTCTATTCATCTTAATTGGAGATGCTCCATTGATAATCCAAACCTTTGGTTTATAAGTAATAGCACTTGTCGTATTAGGTGAATCAAGATAGTTTCCACATGCATTCATAACAATTCCACTTGAATTTGCTTGGCCAAAGTTATTATCCAGGCCTGTCCAAACGTCTACTGTAGTTCCACCAATACCTCTTGCAATATCACCACTATTTGCACCGCCAATTTCTCTATCAAGAGCAAGTCCATGACCACAACCTTGAGTGCTACAACTATAGTTAAAGTTAATTGTAACAAAAATTTTGCTACTAGCAAGTTTAGGTGTAATTGTGCAATTCAATTCTGGTACATTGTTCATTGAATTATTAGTACTGTAAATAACTTGTGTTTGCATATATGTTTGTTTAACTTGAAGTACATGACCTGGTGCATGAAGTGTAGTGCCAGAAGCCACACTTAAAGTACCAGAACCTGAGACCGTGGAGATATTATCAGCTTTAATTATAGACGTCATTGTGCGATCTCCATAACTGTAAGATTTGATGAGGCACCCTGATACCCACTAGGTGATCTGTTAATATACAATGCTTGTCCTGAACCGGGTTGATATAGAGTAAATTTATATGTTATAGCACTTGAAGTTGCAGGACTGTCTAAATAAGATACTCCACCAGCACCAAAACTGGCATTACCGTTATTTCCAAAATTATTATTATCTAATTCACTAGAAATAATACCACTCATAGTTGATCCTGTTCCATAGCCAATATGTGTACTATCTCTATAAAGTCTAACCATAATATGATTTACATTTGAAACGGTTGAAACATGCCCTTGAATTAAAATCTTACTAGTGGCAAATTTAGGTGTTATAGCGACAGATACTATGTCGGTTTCTTGTGCTGTAGTAGTAACACCAGTTGTTGAATGAGTGCTTTGTACCTGAATCACGTGACCTGGTGCATGTAAAGTCTGACCAACTGGAATACTAATTGTGTTGGGTGTTGACCCAGCCGCTAATCCTTTAATTTGTTCTACTGATACTATTGACGCCATTTATACCACCGTGAATGTTCCATTAACTACGATTTCGGCATTAATACTAATTGGACCTGCAACCATTGCATTTTGGTTTGCACCAACAGTAATATTACTATCGATCGTATTTGTATTTATACGTGCTGGAGTAGCAGTAACTGCCAATGAACTTGCAAGCTTAGCTGGTGTAATTGCCGCATCCGAAACTGTAGCTGCGTTAT